AGCGCGCCGATGGGTTGTACGCATGCACGGTGGGTGGCGCGTTCCTGAGCGTCCCCCGGCAGGTGGGCAAGACGTACATGGTGGGCGCGCTCGTGTTCGCGTTGTGCCTGCTGCACCCGGGGATGACGGTCATCTGGACGGCTCACCGGTTGAAGACGGCGGGCGAGACGTTCCGGTCGATGCAGGGCATGGCTCGCCGCAAGTCGGTCGCGCCGTTCGTGGAGAACGTCCGCCGCGGGTCTGGCGACTGGGCGGTAGAGTTCGGCAACGGCTCGCGCATCCTGTTCGGCGCCCGCGAGACCGGGTTCGGTCGCGGGTTCGCCGAGGTGGATGTGCTCGTGTTGGACGAGGGTCAGATCCTGACCGACAAGGCGCTGGACGACATGCTGCCGGCGATGAACGCGAGCAAGCAGCCCGCGGGCGGCCTGCTCATCTGCATGGGGACGCCGCCGACGCCTTCGGACCCGTCCGAGGTGTGGCTTCGCGCCCGTGATGAGGCGCTGTCTGGCGAGTCTGACGACGTTCTGTGGGTCGAGTTTGGCCCGCGTAAGCGTGTGGACCCGACGAAGTGGGCGCCCGGCTACGTGGACTTCGCCGCGTTCGAGGAAGCCAACCCGTCCTACCCGCACCGGACGCCGAAGGCGGCCATCCTCCGCATGGCGAAGCGCTTGTCGCGTGAGTCGTTGTCGCGCGAGGGCTTGGGCCAGTACGACGACCGCGTGACCTCGAAGGCCACGATCCCGTGGGGCAAGTGGGAGGCCGGCCGCGTCGAGGTGGCGCCGGAGGGCCGCCCGGCCTACGGGATCAAGTTCTCGACGGACGGTGAGCGTGTGTCCATCGCTGCTGGGGTTCCTGACGGCGAGTCGGTTCACGTTGAGGTCATTGCGCAGCTTCCGGCGGCGTCGGCGATGTTGGGCGACAAGCCGCTGGCCGATTGGCTGGCCGAGGTGTGGCGTTCGGCATCGTGCATCGTGGTTGACGGCAAGTCTGGCTCGGGTGCGCTTGAGGCTGACCTTGTGCGGTTGCGGGTGCCGACGCGTGCGATCCGCCGGCCGACGGTCGATCAGGTGGTGACGGCCCACAAGCAGTTCCTGGACGCCGTGATCGCCGGTCAGTTGTTCCACGTCGGGCAGGCCGAGCTGAACGCCGCCGTCCTGGTGGCGACGAAGCGTGAGATCGGCAAGCTGGGCGGGTGGGGTTGGCAGCCCATCGGTGACGGTGACGTGTTGGACCTCGAATCGGCCACCTTGGCCGCGTGGGGCGTGAAGCAGAGCAAGCCCGCCGTTGCACCTAGGCGGCTCCGATGACAACCGAGAGGGGGTAGGCGTGACGCCTGAACAGTGGCTCGACCTCCTCGTTGCAAAGCTCAATGCCCGCCGGCCGTACATCGACGCCATGCGCGGCTACACCCGTCGCGGTGCGCCGTTGCCTGAGATGAGCAAGAACACTCGCGCCGCGTGGTTGGCGTTCCAGCGGAAGGCCCGCGCGAACTGGGGCGGCCTTGCCGTGGAGGCGCGCGCCGATCGGATTGTGCTCTCTGGCGTCACGGTGGCTGGCGCCGTCGACACTCCGGAGGCGCAGGCCGCGGCGCGCATCATCCGTGACAACCGGCTCGAGGTGGCGTTCGCGGACGCGATCGAGGATTGCTTGGCGGTTGGCTACGGCTATCTGGTCGTGGGGACTGGCGTGGACGGCCGGGCGGTTGTGACTGCCGAGCAGCCCGAGTATGTGATCGTGGCGCAGGATGAGCTGCAGCCGTGGCGCAGCGTGGCCGCCCTCAAGCTGTGGCGGCACCCGTTCGACGGCAACGACTACGCGCTGCTGTGGATTCCGGGCTACCGCGTCAAGTTCTCCCGTAAGTCTCCGTCATCGGCCTTCAGCGCCAACCCCGTGTCAGCTTCTGGTGGTGGGTGGGCTGAGGTGGAGCGTCACGAGTTCGACGGCCCGGTGCCGGTGTACGAGCTGGAGAGCAAGCCTGGCGACACATCGCTGGCTTCGGTGCAGTTCTCGGGTGGATTGTCCATCATCGACGAGCACGTGGACCTCATCGACCGCATCAACTTGGGCGTCCTGCAGCGGCTGGTTACGACGGCGATTCAAGCCTTCAAGCAACGCGCGGTGAAGGGCGACCTTCCCGAGGTGGATGCAGCGGGCAACAAGATCGACTGGGCGGCCGTGTTCGAGCCGTCTCCGGGCGCCTTGTGGGAGTTGCCGGAGGGCATCGACATTTGGGAGTCGGCGACGACCGACATCCGGCCGATGCTGGACGCCGTGAAGGACGACCTCCGCGAGTTCGGTGCGCTCACGGGCGCGAACCTGACGGGCGTAACGTCCGATGCTGCGAACCAGAGCGCCGAGGGGGTCCGCGACGGTCGAGATAAGGCCGCTAGTGGGGCCGCGCGCACGTTGGCACGGGTTACGCCGGTCCTGAATGGCGCCATGCTGGCAGCCCTGCGCATTGAGGGGTTCGAGCCGGGCACGATCGCGGTGAAGTTCGAGGATCCGCGGCGGGTGACGTTGGCGGAGAAGACGGACGCGGCCAGCAAGATGATTGCGGCCGGCGCGTCGTTGCCGATCGTTCAGCGGGACATCCTCGGATGGAGTCCGGACACGATCGCCGAGGACGAGCGCAACCGGCAGCGGGAGCAGGCCGCCACGGACCTCGGCATGTTGGCGGGGGCCATCACTCGGCAGACGGCGTAACTCATGGCTCGCACGGCTGAGGGTCGACGTCTGACACAGGAGCACAAGTTGGCTCAGATACGGCTGGGCGGGGCTGCGGCGGCCCTCACGGCCGCGAACGCACGGCGGCTGGACCCGAACGACCTAGACGGCACTGAGGCCCGCTGGATGGCCGCTCAGGTCGCCATCGTGGAGACGCTGCGCACCCAGTCGCAGAAGCTGGCCGAGGACTACCTACGGGCGTTCTGGAAAGCGGAGGGCATGGAGCCGCGCGAGATTGTGCGGCCGAAGCTTCCGCCGGCGGTCGAGTCGGTGCGGTGGGTGGTCCCGACGATCAAGGCGAGGACGAAACGCTATGCCGAGGCGCAACGAAGCTGAGGAAGCCTTCCGCGCGACTATCGGCGAGCTTGCCACCAGAACGCAGAAGGACACCCTTGCTGGGGGTCGGGAGGTTGTGCAGCAGTCGGCGCCACTGTGGCGTCGGGTGACGGACGGCGCCCCGTGTGGCTGGTGTGCGATGCTCGCCAGTCGTGGCCCGGTCTACGGTTCGGCTGCGAAGGCTGGGCAGGGTCGCCGGTATCACGGGCACTGTGGTTGTACCGCGGAGCCGTTCGACGGGTCGTGGGACGACTGGGAGCCCACCCCGGAGGAGCAGCGCTACGAAACGGCCTACGCGGCCGTCCATGAACCGGGGATGACGGGCGAGCGCACCGCCGCCTTGATGGATGAGTGGATGAAGGCCAACCCCTACAAGGCGGCGGCCGAGGCGGCTGTCCGGCGTCAAGACGGCTTCGATCTTGCTCCGCTGCTTCGGGTCGCCCCGTCCGTCGAGGATGCAGTGGGCAAGGCGAATCCGCTGTACTCCACGGGCGCGCGGGAATACGCCGAGAACTGCGGCAACTGTTCGGTCGCCTTTGAGGCCCGGATGCGCGGGTACGACGTTACGGCGGTCCCGCGCACGGCGGGGCGTAACGGAATGTCCATCAGTACCGCGTTCCGCCGCATTTCAGATGGCGAGCCGCCGCGCTTCACCTACATGAAGGGCAACGGCAAAACGGAGATGGCTGCGCTCGCTAAGGACGCCTCTATCCCCGTAGGCGCTCGCGGCATGATGGGTGCGAACTGGAAGGGCCGAGGCGCGGGCGGGCACTTCTGGGTCTGGGAGAAGACTGCAGGCGGCATCCGCTTCTACGACGCGCAGACCGGCAAGACTGACGTGCTGCGATACCTGAATCTAGTTCGGCCGGGCCAAGTCGGCTGGGTGCGTCTTGATGACTGTGAGTTCGTGGGCGACTTGAGTGAGTGGGTGACGTGGGGATGATGACCCTAGCGGAGGCCGCCAGCCGTGCCGAGAGTGTGGCGCCGGACTTCCTGAGCCAAGCTGACGCCGTGCCTATCTATGAGGACGCCGGGCGCGTTGTCGTGGCCTATCTGCGCGAGGCGCCCGAGGGCGTCCTGCTGGACTTGTTCGTGGCCGTGGTTGAGCGGGATACGGGACTCGCCTCAGTGCGGCCATTCGTCGACGTGATCGACATCCTTGACGGCATGCGCGACCTGACCGCCTAGCGCACGTCTCACCGACTGAACCCCCGAGGGCATCCCCCGGGGGTTTCTGCTGTACCCCCCTCGCCCGGTGCGCGGGTCACCACAACCGCCCAGGAGGCACCGTCATGTCCGAACCGATCCCCACCACCGCCCCCGACGCCCCCGAGGCGCAGGTCGAGGCCCCCGCGGCGCTGGACGCCGAGCCCAAGACCTTCGACGCCGACTACGTGGCGAAGCTCCGGCACGAGGCGGCCAAGTACCGCACCGAGGCCAAGGCCAACGCGGACGCCGCCAAGCGGCTCGCCGAGATCGAGGAAGCGCAGAAGACCGAGGCCCAGAAGCTCGCCGACAGGCTGGCCGAGGCCGAACGGAAGGCCCAGGCGGCCGAACTCAAGGCGCTCCGATCCGACATCGCGCAGGCCAAGGGCGTCCCCGCCGTGCTGCTCACGGGCAGCACCGAGGAGGAGTTGAACGCGAGCGCCGACGCGCTGCTCGTGTTCCGTGGCGGGGCACCGAGGACGCCCGCGGCACCGCCCGCGGACGGACAGGGCAAGGTCGGCGAGTCCGTCGGGAGCCGCGGTCAGGTGACCGAGGCTGAGCTGGCGTCCATGACGACCGAACAGATCAACACCGCCCGCCGCGAGGGTCGACTGAACGACATCCTCCGGCGCCGGTAACCCCACAACCCCCTGAAAGGACGCCATCATGGCGATCACCAACTTCCGGCCGACCATCTGGCACGCCGCCCTCCTCGAGAACTTCCACCAGTCGACCTTCGTCATCCCCACCCTGAACAGGGACTACGAGGGCGACATCACCAACGGCGGCGAGTCCGTCAAGATCACCGGCTTCACCTCGCCGACGATCAAGCCCTACGCGGGCGCATCGTCACCGACGCGCTCACCGACTCCACGCAGTCGCTGCTCATCAACCAGAAGGACTACTACGCCTTCCAGGTGGACGACATCGACCGCGTGCAGGCCGCCGGCTCGTTCGAGCCCGTCGTGCGCGACTCCGCGGCCGGTCTGGCCGACACCGCCGAGAACTACATCCTCGCGCAGATGCTCGCCAACGGCACCAGCGCTGGAACGGTGGCCGTCACCACGCCCGCCCTCGCCTACGCCGCCGTCATGGCGATCCGTACGGCCATGGTCAAGGCCAAGGTGCCGACCGCAGACCGCTACCTCGTCGTCAACCCGGAGGCCGCCGGCTTCCTCATGGGCGAGGCGTCCAAGCTCGTCCCGGTCGACAGCTCGGGCAGCGACCAGACCCTCCGCAACGGCGTCATCGGTCGCCTGCTCGGCTTCAACGCGGTCATCGAGTCCCCCTCGACCGCCATCGCCAGCGCGGGGAAGCCCACCTTCGTCGGCTACCACGGCCGATCGGTCGGCTTCGCGGACCAGCTCATCAAGACGCGCGCGATCGAGATGGAAGCGGCCTTCGCCGACCAGCTCTCGGGCCTGCACGTCTACGGCGCCAAGGTGCTGCGTGCGACCGCCGTGCAGCACTACGTGTCGCTCTGATCGTGAGCGTCTGGGTTCGCGCCCTCAACGGGGCGGTGATCGAGGTGCCCGACCACAACGCGGCCGAGTACGTCGAACAGGGCCACACGGTGCACGCCACCGAGGACGAGGCGCGCGGCAAGGTCACGACCAAGCCGCGCACCACGAAGCCCAAGCCCTGACCCCCGCCTAGGCCGCGCGGCTCGCTACCCCGCGCGGCCTAGGCACCCCCACGCAACGAAGGAGGCGCCGTGCTGCAACCGCTCGCATCGGGGGCTGACGCCGCCGACTTCGGCCTCACGGTCACCGAGGCCGCCCTACGCCGCGCGTCAGCTCGCATCCGCGGGCACGTCCGGCAGCAGATCACCTACGGCACGTCCACAGTGGTCCTGCCCGAGTCTGACCGGCGCCTACCCGAACGGCCCGTCGTGTCGGTCTCGTCCGTCGTGGACGAGGACGGCGCGACGCTGGTCGCTGGCACCGACTACGAACTGGTGGGCGACCTGATCGACACGGCGCGCACAGGTCGTCTGACGGTCACCTACGCGCACGGGCTGGACGCCTTGCCGGACGAGCTACTCGAGGTGGTGTGTTCGATGGCCTTCCGGCTGGGTGCCATCCCGACCGCGCTGGTGGCTGGCACGCAGCAGGAGGGCGCCGGGCCGTGGCAGCACTCCTACGGCTTCGACTCGCACAAGGCAGCCTCCGGGCTGACAGCGGGCGAGAAGGAAGTATTGGCGCGCTACTGGCCGCGCATCCCTCGCACCATCACCCTCGGATCTCCGGCGGGCTGAGGTGTTCCCCTACGGCGAGACGGTGGCCCGACTGCGGGCGCCGCTGGTGGCTGACCCATACTCGGGGGCGGCCACGCAACGCGACTGGGTGAACGCCGTGTCGTTGCCCATCGCAGATTGTGCGGTGGACCCGGGCGGCTCGGTCGAGTCGCGCACTGTGAACCGTGAGCCCATCGTCACCACCCCGACCCTGTACGCGCCTTTCGCGGCGGACATCCTTTCGGGTGACCGGATCGTGAGCGCGTCGGGGACGTGGGAGGTCGACGGGCATGGCGCGCGTTGGGCGTCGCCGTTCACGGGCTGGCAGCCGGGCGCAGTGTTCCCGCTGAGGAGGGCCGATGG